CTAACGCATCTAATGGAACAGCGTTTTTAGCTTCTCAACAGAGTGCTAGAGAGGCTGATAATAGAGAGAAAGAACGTATTTGGCATATGAATAACTCAAAGTGGGGCAAGATTACAGCTGCATTTGGTATTGAAATGTCTGAGATTAACAAGATCGCCTCTGGCAGTATGAAGATGGCAATTGGGGAGGCGCTTAGAACAGGTAAGTTTGAGTGGAAGTCTATGTTAAGCTCGATTGCGTTTAGTATAGGCAATAAAATGCTGGATTCTGCCATCGATACCGGGATGGAAAAGTTATTTTCTACCATGTTTGCAGACGGGGGGATTGCAAAAGGAGGCTTTAGGGCCTTTGCCTCTGGAGGTACTGTAACAAAGCCTACCCTTGGTTTAGTTGGGGAAGGTAAGTATAATGAGGCAGTAGTTCCTTTACCTGATGGTAAGTCTATTCCCGTTATTCAAAATACCCCTCTTATGGGTACTGGCGGAGATACTAATAATAATAGTGTGGCAGTTACTATTAATATGGAGCAAGGAGGAGGGAGCAGCTCCGAACAACAAGGGTCCTTAGGATCTGAGTTAGATAAGCTAGGGGACCTAATTGCAGGGTCTGTTCAACAATTACTAATAGATGAAAAACGCCCTGGCGGGTTACTATCGGATATATAAATTATGGCATTTAACTACGACACAACAATTGGCTTTAACCCAGACAAGGCGCTAAAACAAGATATGAAACCTCGTATTTTGAAAGCCCAATTTGGTGACGGGTATATGCAGAGAGCCCGTGATGGTATTAATAATATTAATGAAAGTTGGACTTTGACGTGGAAGAATCGTTCTGTTGCAGACGGCCAGAAACTATTAAACTTTTTTGAAAGCACGGGAGGTATTCATGCTATAACGTGGACCCCTCCTTACGCCTCAGACCCTCTCAAGGTAATTGTAGAAACCTGGAACACTACGTTCCCTCAAATGGAGGTCTTAACAGTCCAAGCAAAGTTTACTAGGGTGCATGACCTATGAGTAAATCCTTCGTTCAAGTAGAAGCAAGGTCTACTATAGCGGATATATCCTCCTCTTTGGATACAGATGCTCTTATTGACTTATATGAGCTGGATATGGGCTCCGTACCTTATATAAATAAATCAGACATATTACGGTTCCACGCAGGGACCAATAATCTAGACAGGGAAGTTGTTTGGCAAGGTAACGTATACTTCCCTTACCCTATAGAAATTAAGGGGTTTAGTCTCTCAGGTACTAAACAGATACCTAGGCCTACCATGTCAGTCGCAAATATTACTACTACCTCTCACGGCATGGGTTGGGGCAGTATTTCGGGTTTGACGAGAGACTATGATGATTTAGTGGGGGTTCAAGTAAGTAGAAAAAGAACTTATGCGCGTTTCTTAGATAATTTTTGTATAAAGCTAGATAACTCAGTAGCTGCAGGAATTTGCACAGATACGGAGTATAGTGACAGTAAGACAGATTGTATAAGAGAGGGAAATGGATGGGACCCCTACAGTTGTGCTACTTGTGCTTCTGAAGGAGGGACTTGGTACGTAAATAATAATAGTAACTGGGAAGTTGTAGTAGACAACAATCAAAAAATTTCTGGGGGCCATGAACACGATATACTCATAAGCCCTTCCGTAGCCTGTTCTTTAGGGTCTGGTAATAGGGAGACTGTAGTAACTGAACCCAATATTTTTGAGTATGTAGATATATTTGTACTGGAGTCGGACTTAAACCCTTCTGGGGGTATAGAAACGTTTGCTTTAGAGACTGCAGGCAGGGGTTACAGTAATAACAGTGACTTAGAGTTAATAGCGATACCTGTACCTGTTATAGCAGAGGGGCAGGCTTCCGCTTTTCCAGGACAAAACTCGCATATACATACCTTTGGAGACTTAGAAGCAGCTCAAGCGTATGCATTAGTTCAAGGAACTTTAGCAGAGGTAGAGCTAGATACAGGTTTCCAAGATTCTCATAGTCATGTTATCAAAGTAACTTATAATACCGGACTGCAGCAGTTAGAGGTTGTTTTCGTAGATAATCATACGCTGAACCCACACGTTATAAGTGCTGTTGCTATTACTCCCGCTGTTTTTGGGAATATTGTGTTAACAGAGGAAGGCCGCTTATCTTCTTTTGATATAATAAGCGCAGGTGCGGGGTACCCTCCTGTAAGTATAATTATACTCATTCCTTCCTCTCCTTCTCATACTCATATAGTAGATCTGGAGTACATGTATGAGGGCACAGACGAGGCTTTAGTATCTTCTAATGCGTCGTGGCATGCGTCTTCAGGTGCGTCGGTAACCCCTTCGTATGACTCAGGGGACGAAGGCTTTGTGGACTGTATTCGGGTAGAGGCAAATGGGATTAGTGATTGGGGGTTTACAGATATAAATACCTTCAAAGACACAGAGTATAATATCTCCTTCAAGTATAAAAATATAATAGGTTCTTCCCAAAAAATTGAGCTAGAGTCTGACAAGGGAGATGGTACCTGGCACTTAGAGTATAGTGAGCTGCTTCCTGGAACAGGTTGGCAGGAGTATAATAAAACATTTTTTACCGATGAGATTGATAGACTTAGTAGGAGGACTCGAGTTAAGATATACGCTGCTAGTAATACAGGAGGCTCTGAAGATGAGATTTTAGTAAGTGATTTTATTGCGCAACAAACCTGGGTACGAGGGGATTTACTAGCTAGGAGTATTGGTAGCAACACAGCGGATAATCATACCTTAAATTCTTACCATAACTTAGTAATTAATACTGCAGACCCGGAAGCTTACTTTGAGGACGATATATACTTTATAGATAGAAAATCTGCTGAGTCTAAAATTATAATAGAGTTTGAACTCGCACCCGCCTGGGACGTTGAGGGTATAAAGCTCCCAAAAAGGGAGATTATTCAAAATACTTGTTTATGGGAGTATAAAGGTACTGGAGGTTGTGGATACACAGAGGCCCGTTATTTTGATAAAGGAGACCAGCCTACCTCCGACTCCTCACAAGATTACTGTGCTAAGAAACTTTCTAGTTGTGAGCTTCGCTTCGCGGTAGCCGAACCTCAATACTCTGAGCCTATAGAGCCTGAAGGGCCTGAAGGGCCTGAGTTTAATTACTACCCACATACTTCAGAGACTTGTGCAGAAGGGGCATTTTATTGGAACTCATCTGTAGGTTCTTGCTGGAATTTAAACAAAGCTGTGCTACCTTATGGGGGTTTCCCGGGAGTAGGTTTAGGACTTAGGAGATAAATAGTGCTTAAAGATACAATAAAGAAGAAGATAGAAGATCACGCTGAATATACTTTTCCACAGGAATGCTGTGGGCTCCTAGTAAATGTCAGTGGCAAACAAATATATCATCCCTGTACTAATATTGCCGCAGGGCATGAAGAACAAGACTTTGTTTTAGATCCTATGAACTATGCAGAGGCAGAGGACTTAGGTGAGATTATGGGGGTTGTGCATAGCCACCCTAATGCATCGGAGCAGCCTAGTGAGGCGGACAAAGTTTCTTGTGCTAAGTCAGGTAAGCCTTGGTATATTGTCTCGTACCCTGCTAAGAGATGGGCCTCTATAATGCCTGAAGGGTATGAAGCACCTTTAACAGGCCGGTCTTTTTCATATGGTGTTTTAGATTGCCAAACTCTCTATATTGACTACTATAGGAAAGAGTTTGGTATAGAGATGAAGCAGTATGGTTCTGAGTATGACTGGTGGAAAAATGGAAAAAATTATTACGCAGAGAATTGGGAAAAAGAAGGCCTTGTAGAGGTAAAAGACCATACCCAGATTAAGAGACATGATTTAATTTTTATGCAAATAGTATCTGACGTTCCTAACCATGCAGCTGTTTACTTAGGCAACAACATGATATTACACCATCTGATGGGTAGACTCTCTACTAAAGATATATACGGAGACTACTATCAAAAACACACTACTCACGTACTAAGGCATAAATTTCTATGTTAAGGAAAGTTACTTTATATGGAGAACTAGGAGAGAAGTTTGGGGCTGACTGGTCTTTAGACGTTTCTAATACTCACGAAATTGCTAAAGCCTTAGAGGCTAATAAGCCTGGCTTTAGTCAATTTATTATGGAGAGAGAGTACCACGTAGTAATAGGGGGTAAGGGAGTCACAAAAGAGAGCCAGCTATTAGACCCTATAGGGTCTAAAGACGTTAAAATCATACCTGTTGTGCATGGTTCCAAAAATGGTTTAGGTATGGTACTAATAGGTGCTCTGATTGTATTTGCACCTTATATGGTGGGTCTAATGTCTACCGCCGCCCCCGGTATGTTGGCAGCGAACGCTTCCTTTGGCTCAATCTGGGCCTCAGGTATGGGGTCTATGTTTGGTGTAAGTATGGCAGGTTCCAGTATGTTTACAACCTTAGCTCTAAAAGCGGGTATGGGTTTATTACTTACGGGCATTTCATCTATGTTAGCGCCTAAGCCTAGTAAGCCTCAATCCAATGAGGTTAATAATGGGGAGTCTTATAATTTTAACGGCCCTGTTAACACAATTTCCCAAGGGCTCCCCTTACCTCTATGTTATGGTGAGTTAATAGTAGGAGGCGCTTTAATTAGTGCTTCTATTTCAACAGAGGATACAGATGGAGAATAAAGTACAGGAATCATGAGCATAAATAATATAATAAGAGGTTCAGGAGGTGGAGGTAAGGGAGGAGGGTCGCCTAGGCAAGCCCAGGAAGACCCTGACTCCTTACATTCTGTTCAGTACGCTAAAGTAGTAGACGCAGTTTCTGAAGGAGAAATTGTGGGTTTAGTTGACGGTCACAAAAGCATATTCTTTGATGAAACTCCCTTAATGGATGCAAAGGGGGACTATAACTATAATAATGTAAAGACTTACTCCGTATTTGGTACCGCGGATCAGAATTATTTACCGGGCTTCGGTAGTGTGACAGGTGAGACCGCTGTAGGCATAGAAATAAAGAAAGGAGTAGGTGCGCCTCCTCCTAAGTATATCTACCAGAGTGACCTGGATGCGATAGCGATTACCCTTTCTTGCAGTCAGTTAACTAGTCAAGATAAGGAAAATGGAGACATACACGGTGCAAAGGTAGAATACAAGATCCAGTTAGAATATGATGCTTCAGGCAATTGGATTGATGTAGAGACTACTTCTTTTGATGGCAAGACCACTGCCAAGTATGCTAGGCAGCGTCGATTTGAATTAGATAAAAATCTATACCACACTCAAGTAGCTATGCAAGTAGTTAGGTTGACAGACCATCCTGAAGACAGTTCAGTTACTGATGCCATTTATTGGGATAGCTTCACTAAAATTATTGACAATAAATTATCCTACCCTAATACGGCTTTAATAGGTACCCAGATTGACGCAAGACAATTTACTTCTATACCTAAAAGAGCTTATCAGATTAGAGGCATAAAATGTAAAGTCCCTACAAATTATAGAGGTTATGACCCAGACACCTTAGAGGTAGGCGATGATGTATATGAAGGGTTCTGGGACGGGACTTTCAATAAGGTAATGTGGACCAGCAACCCTGCTTGGATCTACTACGACTTACTAACGAATCCTAGGTATGGGCTTGGGGACCATATTAAAGGCACTCAAGTAGACAAATGGGCTCTATACCAGATAGCTAGGTATTGTGACGCGGTTGATGATGATGGGAAATTTGTAGGGGTAAAAACAGGTTTCAAAGACTCCGAAGGATTAGATGCTTATGAGGTACGATTTGCTTGCAATGTATATATACAACAACAACAGGAGGCTATTAAGGTAATACAGGATTTAGCCTTTGCTTTTAGAGGTCTGTCTTATTGGGCTAGTGGTAGTTTAGTTCCTGTACAGGACCGCCCTAGAGAGCCTATTCAATTATTTACGCCTGCCAATGTTATAGAAGGAGATTTTAGCTATGCAGGTACTGCACAGAAAGCTAGAAAAACGGTAGCTTTAGTTTCTTGGAACGACCCAAAGGACTTTTACAGAAGAAAGTTAGAGTACGTCGAGGATCGGGAGGGTATACAGCGTTATGGTATTCGAAAAACTGAGATAACTAGTTTCGGGTGTACTTCGAGAGGTCAGGCACATAGAATAGGCCTATGGACTTTATTTACGGACACTTTAGAGACTGAAGTTTTAACTTTCAAATCAGGGTTGGAAGCCGCAGTCTTGCGCCCTGGAGATTTAATCAAAGTCACTGATCCAACTAGGTCCGGTAATAGGTACGGAGGCAGGGTTAAATCAGGTTCAACTAGTACTACCGTGCTGCTAGACAACCCACTTGAAGTAGAGTTGGGGGAGCACTATAACTTAAATGTGATTCATGCTGAACCCGCATGTTTAAGGTCTCAGGAAACCTCGCCTGGAGTTCCGAATCCTTATGCAGGAGAACTGTACACTCCCACAACTGCTACTAGTTTAACGGATCCTAAAGAGATTTGTATATCAGATGGAGGGCAGTGGTCTCAGTATTTATTTACGGAATCCTATCAAGTAGAGGTAGAAAGCTATCCACAAGCTAGCTTAGTTATCCCAAGTGAGACCAGTACTGCGCTTTCAGGCACAGGGGGTTTAGATACGCCTTTTTCTATCCATGATACTAGTTTAGTATTTCGTGATAAATATTTAGGTAGAGCAGTTCTAAACCTTACTACAGGGGCTTCCTCTGTAATTACCCAGATTATATCGGAACATGAGGTACATGTAGCTGACCTTAATTTTGCGACTACGGCTGACTCAATTCTCTACCAACATAGCTTAACTAATACCCCCAAATCGGATTACATGTGGCTGTTAGAAGAAGTAGGAGAGGTAGAGGCTCAAGTATGGAGAACTTTGGGAGTAAAAGAAGCTAAGAAGAATGAGTACGAAGTTCTGGCTGCAGAGTACCACGAAGATAAATACAGGGTAATAGAGGAGCAGTTAGACTTCGAAGAGCTTGATGAGAGGAATATCAGTAACATCTCTAATATACTGAGTGCATGCCCTCCTCCTTCCGACGTAGATATATACGAGACATCGTACACGGGTTCCGATTCCTCTATTAGGAATAAAATAATTATTCAGTGGCAGGCCCCTATAGACTATCCTTATGTTAGGCAGTATTCGGCACAGTACCGAGTATCTAACGGAAATTGGGTAGACGTAGGAGATACGGAAGGTACTAGCGTAGAGATTCTAGATGCAGTAGCAGGAGTATACGAAGTTAGGGTGCGTGCACAAAGTATTATCACAAATAGTTTATCTCAGTATGTAAAGTTTTCCAGAACTATGTTAGGGTTACAAAAGCCTCCTTCTTCCCTCACCCAATATTGTGAAGGGTTTGGGTATGCTAGGACAGAGGCAGATTGTTTAGGACAGGGTAGGTGTTCTACCTTGTCTGGGGGCACGGTTATCAATGAAGAAAGTGTCTGCACTAGTCTAACTCCTATAGATGACCAAACGGGAGCTTTAATAGCTACTGAATCTCGTTGTTTAGAGTTAAATCATAGTTGGAGTAATGGGACTTGTCTAGGTTTATGGACCTCGGACGGACATAGCTGGGTTTTAGACCCCTCTAGGTTTGAGATTATTAATGACTTCAACACAGGCACGAGTATGTCTTGGAGTGCTATACCTGACTTGGATCTAAACTATTATGAGTTAAGAAGAGGCACAGACTGGAGTACAGCACCCGCTATTCTTAGGGATAGTTCTTTATCGTACGCGTCAGAGGGGGGTTACTATCTTGCGTCAGGTTCTCACACTTTTTTAATTAAGGCACGAGATAATAGTGGTACATATTCCAATTATATAGGAGAGGCTACAGTAGAAGTTACTAACCCTACTCCCGTAACAAATTTATCTTATTCCTTTGAAGGAACCGATGTGTTACTGAGCTGGACTAAGGCTGCCTCAAGCTTCTATGCAGTTAAAGATTACGATTATACATACGGAGAAGCTTGGGACTCTGAATCAGATACTAGAACACATATTAGTTCCAATAATGTTAGCATTAACGTGACGTGGGGAGGTAATCGAACTTACTGGGTAGCTGCAGAAGATTTAGCAGGTAATTTAGGTGAGCCCGTGAGTATAGATGTAGAAGTAGTTGACCCTGCTTGGGTAACCCCTAACCCCTTATCTCACAGTTTAAATAAACTAGGTGTAGTAGTGTTATCTTGGGGTGCTCCAGAGGAAGGGTCCTTACCTATCTCTAACTACGAGCTTAGGTACGGAGGTGTTTCAGGGGACACTGCTACCTTAATAGGTACTGTTAAAACTACTACTTATTCTGAGCAAGTTTCCTGGGGTCCTACAAATGGGGAACAGGAGAGAAGTTTCTGGGTTCGAGCTATTGATAGTGCAGGAAATATGAGCGAGTGGCAGCATCATCAAGT